TCCAAAGGAAAAAGCCGGGTTGAACGTTTGGAATGTTCGAAGTCCAATTTGTTGTAGGTGGAACAGTCCCGGAGGTAGATCCTGCATAGGTAATCGTTGTAGACTTGATCCCTACTCCGTCCTTACCAGCTATACCGTCACGTCCATTATTTCCGTCACGTGGAATATAGGTCTTTTGGTACCCTGTTTCATTAGTGTTGTCCGTGTAGGTCCAAATTGTTCGAGTCCATAGGTACTGACCTTTTATAAGCGCAGGCACTTGACTTGTCCAAGATCCAGGTTGAACAGTATCATTCATACTAATACCGTACATCACTGAAGTATTTTTCAGTCCAAGTCCATTCTTACCCGGTACACCGTCGCGACCTGGATCCCCCTTAGCGCCGTCCTGTCCATTACGGGATACTGAATATCCTGTTTCGGTAGTCTTATCCGTATAGCGCCAGGTCGTCTTCGTCCAAAGATAATGTCCTTGCGGAACAGTAGGGACTTGCGTTGACCAACCTCCAGCAGGCGCAATAGTAGCGGAGTTCGAACTTGCGTACATAATTTCAGTAGCAGCTATACCGACTCCGTCTTTACCTGCGATACCGTCTTTACCTGTGTTCCCGTCTTGTCCAATATAGGCAACTGAATAACCAGTCTCGTGCGCTCCGTCCGTATATCGCCAAAAGGTCTTTGTCCATAAGAACCGTCCTTTGATTAGTTCGGGAACTTGTTCACTCCAGCCACTTTCAGGTTCTTGCGTACCGGAGACAGACACGGCGTAAGTAATAGCCGTATCAGCTATACCTACTCCGTTCTTCCCTGCAACTCCATCCACGCCGTCGCGTCCTGGAGTTCCTTGCTCTCCCTGAGGACCTTCCGGCCCTTGTAATTTGACCCAAGTGAAATCATCGGGAACAAGTTCATTAGGGTGTTTGGTTGTTGAAATGACCCCGATATACTTCCCTGATTCAGCGTTGAAGTTCGTACCTAAGATATCGTCTGCGTACCTAATAACGACATGGGATTCAGTTTCAAGCTCTCCAGCTAATACACCTTCGCCGTCCTCGTTCAGTAAGTCCATTAGGTCGCGTCTTGGATCTTGGAACGTCAACACAGATTGCGATAGGTCGTCATAGTCGATTTTTCGGGAAGAAATCTTGCGCCATTCGATAACGCTATAATGGTTATCGACAATGAGTTGAGTATGATGTAGGTCTGGGATTTTCTTGTATAATACCGCTGAAGCCTCGTACCCAATCAAAGGGCGACAGTAAATATCCAAGTAAGCCCTAGCGGCACTCATTAGATTTTCTTTAATCTTAAAACGTTCATCGCTTTTAGACTTCGCAATGTACCGAGGACGCATTTGACGAGCCGTAAACCACGAAACGTCAATGAGATAGTCGCTACCATTGTTGATTGAAGCAAACGTCAAAGGCTCCTGACTTCCTTCTTCCTTTTTACCTGTGAGCTTGTAAGCGGTACAAAGGTTACGGGAGTCTTCCTGCCTAGTAACATATTTCAAATTCTCTTCCACAACCAACGGGAAGTCCACTTTGGACTCCGTGTAGGGTTGCAAGAATACGACTGTTCGAACTATTCGAACTTCTTGCTCTAATAGTTCTTCATAGCCGAACGTGATCTCTAAATTGTATTGCTTTGCTAAATAGCGTAGGTGCCACAGCATCGAGTTCTCTTTAGCCGTAATACTTCGAACGCTTTTGTTCGCTCCGTCAGGTGGACATACTACTTGAACCCATTTACCTGCGTCCTTGATAATGTCCTGCGCTACGGCGCCGACGGTAGTTGCGACGTGCTTCAAAGGTCTTGGAAGTCCTTCAGCGAGTTCGTACCATAAGGCGTAGCAAGTAAACTTGGTAAGACCTTTAGTATCTTCCACGTCCTGCGCGTACTTGATACGGAACCATCTACCGCCGAAGCTAATAATATTTTCGACTTTTAGATGTTGGTAAATCGAAGAAGTTTCAATGCTTTCAAAAGTGAATACTTCCTTACCTCTTGCGCGGGTTACGATTTCATCTTCGTACATCTTACTGAAGATTTCCACGCTGGCGCCAAGTAGATTGTAGTTTTGGTCATAAACATAAACAATATCGTCCGGGATAGGACTCATTATTAGGCCGTTATCTAACATGAAATCTCCTTTCTAATAGTAAGATGGACTTAGAAACATCTCTACCGTTACTGGCAAAGTCGTTGTCCATGCTGCCGTATCGTTTGCGCGATATTGGATCTTAATTGTAGCTTCTCCATTAGGTACTTTGAAAAAAGCTCCTCGTTTAATGTACCTAAAAATGTTCGTAGCTTGTTGACTTGCACTAATTTTGATTAGTTCAAAAGTTCCCAAGTTCAACATGACGATCGAACCAGCCTCCATAAGTACCGAGTTAGTACCGAACTCCACAAATTGTCCTGAACTTTTTTCTTCAATACGGAAATAGCCGTTCAACTGACTATTTGTCCTCAACTCTAATCGAACTTGACGAGTAGGACGTCCAGGGTTAGGAAGTTTATCTCCTCCATCAGCGACCTTAAAGGTATAAGGTTTTCGAATGACTGCGTTCGTGTACTCATAACCATCTTTAAACTGAATACCAATTTTGACAATCAAAGTCGCCTCACCTAAAACAGGAACTTCGGTCAATGACCCATGTTCACTTTCACCAAGGAATTTACCGAAGCGGTAAAAGTCTGGATCTTCTTTAGTGGACAATCGCCAAAATGATTTCGATCGAATGAACTGTTTGAACTCGCGATATTTTGCGTTTACTTGTTTTTCCGATAAGCCTTTGAACAATACAGTGACGCTCCCTGTTAGGCCGGATAGAGCAGTAGACGGAGAATCTAATACTCCGTCTATCCCCTCTGGGTTTTTGAACCCTGAATCCTTAAATCCTGCCAAGGTAAGTCCTGTATAGTCCAGCACGGTCGCTCCTTTAGTCGACAAGTCAATGCCGTCCGCTAAAAGCGTTTGTCTGTTTGCCATACTAGCCTCCTTATGGTGTTACGATGTTACCAAACCCGGAAAGGGTTTCTTTACTTTTATTATAAAGACCGCGTGAGAGTTTGTCAACGTCATCATTATTGCGAACCACAATAGTTCCAATAGTGATTGTGGTGTGATCCTTACCTCCGGAAGTTCCACCTCCTTGAGGTTTATCTGGATCCCTGTCCTTGTTACCGTAAAGGTCTACTTCTGGCGTTCTAATAGCGTCTAATACCTTACCGAATCCAGGTTTTGGAAGTTCGTCCGGCATTTCGTCTACAATTTGTTCGAAAACGTCTTTGACCTTTTGAACTACTCCATTTTCTTGGATGTTCATCTTCACATTGCTTAGAGCGTCCGTAACTGTTGAAGCCATTTCGATAGCCTTGTCACGTGTAGTTCTAATCATGTTACCAATACCGTTTACGAAACCTTGTCCAGTATATATCCCCATTTTCTCCATCACACGAGATGGTGAATGGATACCGAGGAAGCCTTTGACGGCGTTCAAGGCACTGCTAGCCATGTTTGCCGCAGCGTTTACGGCCGAGCTTACCATTGAACCAATACCGTTGATGAACCCTCGAACCAAGTTCACTCCGGCGCTTACCATTTGTCCAGCGAATCCAGTGACACGTGAGATCATGGAGCTACCCATTGAGCCAATCTTACCTACTACGGAACCAATCATGGAACCAATACCACTAATACGGTTTCGAATTAAGTTCGCTCCTCCAGATAACATCTGTCCTAAGAAGCTCGCAATCTTACTCACCACTTGACCCATCATAGAGGCGATTGTGGAGACGAGTGACCCTATTAGGGAGGCGATACCTTGGATCAGTGCCTGTAGCAGTTGAACCCCTGCTTGGAGAAGTTTAGGAACATAGTCTACAATAGCTTTGAGTAACGCCATCATAATTTGAATGGCTCCGGCGAGTAGCTGCGGGATCATTTGGATTAGACCTTGTATCAACGCAAGTAGCAATTTAACACCCGCTTCAAGTAGTTGAGGCAAGTTCGACAAGATTGAAGTCAATAACGTTGTTATAATTTCAATCGCCGCTACAATAAGTTCCGGGATCATTTGAATGAGGCCTTGGATAAGCGCCATAAGGATTTGAACACCTGCCTCTAGGATGGGGCCGATATTTTCAATCAAAGCGTTCACAAGTCCCATAATGATCTGTAACGCTGCCTCTAAAATCATAGGTAGCGCTTGGATTAGTCCTTGGACAAGTCCAGTGATGATTTGTAACGCTGCTTCTATGATAGCAGGTAGGGCCTCCACAAGTCCTTGAATAAGAGCTTGGATGATTTGTATCGCTGCGCTAATAATCGTTGGTAACGCTTGAATAAGGCCGTTAAATAACGCCATAATAATTTGGATCGCTGCTTGGATAATCGTCGGTAGTGCTTGCGCAATACCGTTTATTAGAGCCGTTAGGATTTGAACCCCTGCTGCAAGTATTGTCGGTAGGACTGTCGATATTGTCTGTACTAAGGATTCAATTACCTGTGAAATAACGGACACGACACCCGGGATAGCATTAGCTATACCTTCAATCAACTTAACTAAAATTTCGGTTCCTTTTTGAACGAAAATCGGCAAGTATTGATTAATAGCATCCGCAGCGCCTTGGATTGTAGTCGACAAGTTATCGAATACCTGTGTAATTCCATCAGCGTTCAGTTCACCTGTACGAGCCCAAGCGGTTAGGAACGACACTACGAGACTAATGACGAGACCTAAAGGACCTGTAATCCCAAAGAACGCAAGTCCTACCTTAGTTAGTACGGAAGCAGCGATCGACATGACCCCTCCTACCTTACCAAAAGCACCTCCTAGCCGTTCAAGTCCGCTACTAATGAACGAACCTATTGAGGATCCTGCTTGTCCTAAGTTGATACCAAATTGTTGTAAGGTATTAGCAACTTTCGAACTAATAGCAGAACCGAACTCTTTGACCTTTTCAGCGGCTTTTTGTAGCCACTCCCAAAGGACTTTCAATTTCTCTGCCGCCCATTCTACGGCAATACCTAGCCCCTTTTTAATAGCTGGCGCTAAGTTGTCAATGAAGTTACGGAACTTCTCGGACTTAGTGTACGCTATCATAAAGACGGCGACTAGGGCGTAGAACGCGGCGACTACCAGAGCTATCGTACCCATCGTCCCCATAAACGCAGGTCCTAAAAATTGCATAGCTATTCGAAGTTTCACCATTGTCGTCATCACTGTCCCAGCTATTAGCAATAGAGGTCCAAGTGCTGCGACCATTCCGGCGAAAATAACTACCATCTTTTGACCTACGGGAGACATATTAAGGAACGCTTCAATAAGTTTAGTGATCCCACCTACGACCTTAGTCAATGCGGGTTCTAAAATTTGTTGAATGACAATCGCTGCGGATTCAAACGCTCCTCCCATTTGTTCAATCTTACTAGCAAGGTTGTCTTGCATAGTCTCGGCCATTTCCCTTGCAGCTCCATCGGAGTTGATAAGAGCATTTGTCATCTTATCCAATTTTTCCGGCCCTGCGTCGAGTAGTGCAAGCATACCTGAGAGGGAGTTTTGACCATACAAGGTTACGAGGTGTCGGTTCCGTTCTTCTTGCGTAAGCCCGGCGGTAGCCGTTTTCAGTTGAGCAATTTGTTCCCGAAGTGGGATCATCTTACCATTTGCGTCGTAGAACGATACTCCTAACTGATCCATGGATTTAACCATAGCCTTAGTAGGTTTAGCTATACGCGACAAGGCTCCGCGAAGTGTCGTACCTGCTTGTGAACCTTTGATACCTGCGTCGGCCATAATACCGATAGACGCTGCGGTTTCTTCTAAACTTAATCCCATTGA